TGATTCAAATTGTAATTCATCATGAACAAAAGCTAATTGATGACATTTTAAAGACATCTTTTGTATAGCTTCATGTGTTAAAACCATCCATCGTTTTGCGATGATCGCTGCGGATCCTTGTAATAAGTAGTTAAGGGACTTGTGCCGCGAGTCACACAAGATGCGACGGTGATCCAATCCGCATACATATCCCCTCTCACTAGCCTTGTGTACCGCCTCCAAAAGCTCTTTAAGACCTGGTATGGCATCGATATAAGCTTTACGAATTTCTCTACCTTTCTTCCTCGCCTTATCTTCCGTGAATTGTTTGTCATAACTATATCCTATTTTGATATCCCCAGCCCCGTAGAGGAAGGCATAAGTGACGGTTTTAATTTGCCGTCTAGTAAGTCCGATCTTATCTGCATTTGTTTGGTGTATATCTCCGTTGAGCAGTATTTCTTTATAGCGTCCGCCATCGTATCTGGCGAGGTAATGCGAGAGCATCCGTAACTCAATACCGCTAAGATCGGCACCAACCAATACATAACCGGGACTCGCTGTAAATAATTTCCTGAATCTTTCATCTGATGGTACTTGAGCTAAGTTTGGTGAACGATGAGCACACCTAAATGTCTGGGTTGCAGTAGAACAATGATGATGGATTCTGCTAGATGTCGTAACAAGCTTCTGCCATGCGTTCACGCCTTCTGATATCATCCCAAGCTTTTTGGTCAGATCCAGTAGTGTCAGAAATTGGAGAGCAATATCCGTTCCAATATCTTTCAATACGGTCTCGTCTATAACCGCCTTCCCTGAAGCAGTTAGTAAGCTCGGTGTCCAGTTGTAGTGTGTTTGTAATATCCATGATATATGATCCCTTGAACTAGGATTAAAATCTTTTAACCTGGTACTCGAAGCACCTGCGACATAGCCTCTGGTCCTATTATCTCGCTTAGGAGTAAATAGTGGTCCCTCAACGTAAGGATACCTGTTGCGTAGTAATTGACAAGTTTCTTCATACTCTCGTCTGAGAGTTGATTCAAGTTGCCTTGCAGAGCTTTCATTAAAATACCATCCATGGAGTTCTTGTTGTGTTAATAATGTTGCTACCTGATGTTCTAATTTGACCCATTCAGGTATTTGTGGAAATGCTTCCATAGTTTGTGAGTGACCATAACATCTTGTTTACAATAATCTTCCATTTCTTGTGACCACTCCTTCCAATCTGTTGTCTTCCCAAAGTTACCTTTATATTCTCCTAACCTATAACCATAAGCTTCTAAAGAATGCCTTCCATATAATTGTAATACCATGTGATCCCATTTATGTTTCTGATCTATGTCGAAAAGATTCGGATGATATAAGCGAGATAGAATAAGGGTATCAATAATAAGAGCATCAGTGCGAAACCAAGGGTAAAGCTTTTGAATAACAGGTAAATCAAAACCGATGATGTTGTGACCAATAAGAACTTCAGCCGTTTCGAGCCAGTGAATACCATCAATGATAGAGTAGTTCGAACCCATCGGTAAGCTTTTATCGGGTTCAGTATATCTTTCATCGTTAAAGGTTTCCTGTCTTTGATCTTTTTC